GCACTGGTGGCATCCAGCTCGTCCAGGTCTAAGTCGATCTCTATCGTGTCATCTGGTTTTTGTTGGGACAAAAGAACAACCGTCTCCACATGCACCGTATATCTATAGGTCTAATAGTTAAGTCTTACACCGCCCCGTACATCCTCAATAATACTTAAAAATCTATGTTTATGCAATAGTTCAATCTTTAAATCTTTTTGTTTCTGTATCTTACATTTCTCTGTCGGTGGCAAATCGGTGGCAATGCCACCATTCTACTATACCCTCTCCACTTTCTTAAGATACACCCAGCCAGCCCCACTTTTCAACTTACCGAATCCGTTCTTTTCTTCTACAATCTCGTGCTTACCTGACTGCAAAAAAGTTCTGGCAGCACTGTAGGTCTTGGCCGGTCCCGTTCTGATCGGGACATTCGCAGTTTTCGGCTGAACCTTGTATGGCAGTTTGGCGGATGTGTAGACCTTTTTACCGGCATCATTGTATACACGATACCCGGCGTGCTGATCTGCACACTGTTTCGCCTTCTTGATTGTCTGAAACGCCCCAATCTGACTGCTGGCGTTCTTCCAGGTCTTGCGGACACGGTACCATGGTTTCGTGGTTGCCGGAAGAATGTCACCGGATCCGGCAATCTTCTTTTTGAACTCGTCCCACGTCCAGCTGGTTTTATAGTGGTTGTTGTGCACATACGGTGCCGGGCATACCTTGTTGACGATATCATAGTGCCGCAGGACGTGGTCTGCAGCGATTCCAAGCTGCCCCATCAGATGCTTGACCAGCCACACACATGCTTCCTGCGTCTCTTTCGTGAAATACCATTTCGGATCGGATGCCAGTGCAGCGTTTCCGTCACATTTGCAGCACATCTCGATGCTGATCGTGTTGTAGTTGTTGGCCTCCGGGTGCTTCTGGGTGTAATAACCGGCTGTTCCTACCGCCCACGGCACGGCATCCAGACTGCAACGCTGGTAGATGGTGCCATCCCAGTAGATGTAGAAATGTGCACCACACCCATCGGACGACAGGTCATGTGCCTGGCCGACCACGCCCAGATAATGCACTCCAATGTACTTTTTATGATTTCCCCATGCCGGGACTCTGGATGATGATATGGCGTTTGTAATTTTGTAGCTCATAATTTTTACCTGCCTTTCTCTGAGAACGCTTACACGTTCCCTGTTCTGTTTTCTTCCGGAAGCTCTTCTGTCATGTCTTCCAGAAATTTCTGCACCCAGCGTTTGATTTTTGCCGGCACTGGCAATCCGCACAGTGTCATATTCTTCAATACGCTCACGATTTCATATAATATGAAAAGAATGCTAAAAAATTCGCAGATTCCAAGTTTATGTATTCCCAATAGCTCGATGTAATCCTGTGGTACCATAAACAACACATTGATATTCAGAATCACATCCACTGCCATCAACAGGCATACAGACAGCAACATGGCTGATTTGCGGATTGCCCCGTCGATACCCACGCAGGAATTAAATTTGTGCTCCTTGATCGCCCGAAGCACCCCTAAAATAGTGTCCAGTGCAACCGCAATCAATAAGATACGGAAAAACGAATTACCTGCAAGTAACATAATAATTTTATTCATCATATTTACCCATCCTTTCCGTTTTCAAAACATTATAAAAATATATTTCTACCGCCTTACTCTGACGGTGTACCATCAGTTAATATTCATATGCATAATCTTCCCCATCTCCATTTGCAATCAGCTGCAATCTGCGTTTCTTCTGGTCAATCACAATATAATAGCTGGTCGATATGTAAGAATAGGTCGGATGTCCATACACAGCTCTTGTTGCGATATAATGGATCCCATTCTGCCGTTTATGACAATATACGTGCGTATGGCCACATATACAGGCAATCACTGTATTGGATTTGTTTTCCGTGAAATTATACGTTACTTTCGATTCAAAGTCCGTTATGACATTAACAGCTGTTCCTTTCTCATTTCCAGCAAATGCCTCGATCAACTCTATCAGTGACTTTCCACCGTGGTTGCCTGTGACACTGCTGCATGAATATCCGGATGCCTCAGTGTCATCATCAGCGAATGTTATCAATGGATGGTGGCTGAAGAAGATCACCTGCCATCCTTCCTCATCAAACCGCAAATGGTCTGCGACAAACTGCAGCTGCTCCTGGCTGAATCCAGTCGTACCCTGTCCATTGTAATACAGCTTGTTCGTATCTTCGTCCAGCCTTGTCGGGACATCAATGGAGTTCAGCACAAAAACCCTGGTTTTTTTGTTTGGTATATCATAATAACCATAAGCCCTTTCGATCTGTCCGGGGTTACGGTTTGTCTTTTTGATATCTTTGTTCAATAGAACCCTGGTCATCTTTTCCGGATCGATATAACCATTTCGATAATCTGTGTACATCGTATTATCATCGTGGTTTCCCTTTGCGATCATCACCGGTGCATGTTCCGCCGCTTCATCAATCAGCATCCGGACTGCCTTATGGGATTCTACTGCTGTCGTTTTTGCTGTCTGAGAGCTGTTGTCCAGGTAATCCCCTCCATAAACAATAACATCCGGATCATAATCTTCCGAAATGATGTTATAACAGGTCAGATGTCTTTTTATCTTCGCAGCAACCCCTGCTGTTTCCCCTGCTGTCCTTCCTTTCGTGCAGGAAATATGCAGGTCTGTAAAAAACGGGATCAGGACACAGTTTGAATCATATACGGACTCGATCGATGCTTTTGTGATATTTAGCTCCAGTTTATCTGCCGCTGATAAATTTTCTTCGTCCAGGATATCCGTCTTTCGGCTTCCGTTTTTAAGCTCATTGATGATATCTGTCACGGCTTTTCCGGCCAGGATCACATTGATCGCCTGTAAGTCGATATAATTCCCCTGAACGGATGCCCTCACATACCATCCTACCTGCGAATCTGAAATAGTGTAAGTCTCCTTTGACGAGAGCCATCCTGTAGTCCCCTGAAACGTTTTCCGGCTGTCGTAAAAATAATAGGCAATTTTATAGCTTTCCGGAATATCTGCTATCAGCATGGTGTTCCTGGTTGCTATTTTCTTATACTCCACGTTCCTTGCATAAGAATCGTTGCTCTTATCATCGCCTGTTTCCGGATCTATCAGCCCTTTTTCGAATTCCCCTAAGAAATGGTCGCTGTACTGCAGCAGCACATTGTTCTGTACCTTTTTCAATCCCCCAACGGATTCCATCAGGCCATTGATGCTGTTTTCGTTCTTTGTGATCGCACTGCTCATCTTCTGGAGATCAACACCCTCTGCCAGATGGATGCCATTCCGATCAAGATAACCCGTGATTGCAGCATTGACCTGTTCATCCGTTGCAACCATCTGCAGTAATTGTGCAATGGCGTTACCATTCGCATCTTTGAATAATATTCCCATAACTTCCTCCTATGCACTTTCAATCTGCACTGTTTTCGCAAATGCAGCGATATCTTCCTCTGTCCATTTTCCATAGTTTTCTTTTCGGACTTTCAAGGCGAAGCCGGAATAAGTTTCTGACAGTATTTCAATGGTTCCGCTGCAGGTAATCCACTGTGTCATTTCAACCATTTTCCCATCTATATATTTATAAAGCTGATAACGATATCCGGACCCACCAAGCAACGTAATAATGGTATCCACTGGCGTTTCTATATAATCGGTTGCTATTCGCATCGACTGAGAGTCCCCTAATTTCTGGAATGTCGATCCAGCTGTTTCCAGTATCTGCCCGATCTCCCAATTTGGATCCGGATATTCGTACTGCATGACAGTAATTGTGCAGACTGTCTTATAATTTCCGCAGACAACTGTAATATCAACGCTTCCTTTTCTTCCAGTCAGTGTTACCGTTCCTTCTGTGACGCTGGCAAGTTCTTCATTGTTGCTTATCCACCGAACCTTCTGCGTGCAGTCTTGTGGTTCCACGACTGCAATCAGCTCGATCTTGCCTTTTCCATATGCTTCGATAGCGGTCCGATCCAGGCTGATCCCCGTACAGATAACTTCGGATGTTTTGAACTCTTCGAGCTTCACACTTCCGATCAGCGTATCCGAAAGGTACAATCCTACCGTCTGGCCATTTACTGCCCTGAGATCCAGCTTACTGAGTACCGCCCCAACGATACTGTCCGGCGTGATGGTATCCCCTTCTTCTGTCTCCTCAAACAGTACAATGTTTTCCGGTACTTCCGGAAGTGTGGCATCCGCATATTTCTTAACGATATCCTGCACGGTATCTTCCTTCACGGTTTCCTTTAATTCTTCTTTCATGCTTCCGACATCGCTCTTTAAATCTGCCACATCGCTTTTCACATTCATAATCTTTTCTGATTCGCCCTGGATCTTCTTGACCGCAGTCACCGCTTCATCTTTTGCATCCACTGCTTCTTTTTTTGCGGCATTGGCTTCTTTTGCGGCTTCCTCTGCTGTTTTTTGAGCCGCTTCTGCAGAACCTTTTGCGGTTTCTGCCTTATCTGCTGCATCTTTCACTGCTGCAATCACCTGTTTATAGGTAATATCATCATCTTCTGGTGTACCGTGTATTTCCGGTTTTGGTCTTGCCCGGACGTTCATGGCAATCTTATGCTCTGTCTTTCCGGAAGCAGCATCTTCCACATATATGAACGCATAGATTACATAATCATGCGACGCTCCGTTTCCATCCAGCAGTGTATCTGGGATAGGTACCTCAGTAACCCCCTCTTGCGTCACACCAATTCTGGTGACTGTTTCGCCGATCCGCTCTGTTGTCGAAAACTGAACCTCGACCGCCGCCGGGAGCTTCACGCCCTGGATCCGCAGTGTCTGTCCATAATCCCACTGCCACAGGTCGCTGACTGCTTGGCAGTAATGCTGCCCTGCATCTATGATTGCTGTTATCATGTATTTCTCACCTGCTTTCTGTAATTGATTGTTACGAAAATGTCAGTTTCAACGCCGCACGCACACCACACGGTGCATTATTGATTGCGTTAGTTGTGTTCGGCATAGTGGCTGCAACAGAAACCATGTTTCGGTTAATAACGCCACGGTAGGACGATGCCGCTACCAGCGTGGATGCATTCCCGCCGTAAACATAATTCCCATTCTGCCGGATCTGCAGTCCAGTTGCTGATTCTATCTTGACAGAACTGCAACCGACAATCGGTGTCGATACCGGGATACAGAACTGCACCTCCTGTCCCATGGATGTCACATAGCCTGCTGTGAAACATTCAACGCTTATGCTGTCGCCCTTGGTCAGGATATTCATGTTTCCGACCACGTACCAGTATGATCCGCTGTAGACCAGTTCCAGGACTGTGTACTGCTCGATCAGTTCTGCCGGGATGTTGCTGTTTTTGTAGTAGATCGGCTTCGCTCCGGTGGCATTGACATTCAGTGTTGGATTTGCAACTGTGTTTGCATAATTGAAACGGACTGTGATCCGAGATCCTACTGCCAGTTTGAAATTTGACAGACTCACTGTTTTTTCTGCGGTCGCTCCCGATGTATAGCACACTGCATAGTGGGATATACTTGATGATCCATCAAAATTCATACCGTCAACAGTCACTGCCGTTTTTAATTTCGTTGCTGTTCCGGCGTTTCCAGATATGTCTGTCTGACCGTTTTCAATCAGATTATCAAACTTGTTGAACATAGCTGGTGTCATTAGACCCGGTGTAGTTGCAGTAACTGTAGGGATAGACACACGACTATATCCATCTCCAACATTCAGATCTAAGAGTTGATTTTTTTCATCATAGCTAAGGGTTAGACCTCTCCATGTTCCATCAGCACACAGAAAACTTCTCCACATATTTTTATCCGGTGCTGGAACCAATCCCGCACTGCCGTTGTTCATAGAATTTGCCCCGGTGAAGTCCTTGATATCAGCCAGTTTATTTTTCTCTTCCGTAGTATAGTCATTCGTAGATAAACCCTTACCTGTTACTTTATCTACTTTTGAATCTAATGCATCCTCTTTTACTTTTTCAATTGATTCTTTAACAACTGTATCTTTAATATCTCCTACCGCCATCTCGATATCTTTTTGCAAATCCTCCTGCGTCACCATGCGTTTCACGTTTCCAGCATCAAAACATAAATAAGCCGCTCTTCCATCCTGTGTATTTGGATCACCTGAAAGAACCACTGCCCACTCTGCTGGAAGTAATTTTTCCGGATCAAATTTCCCATACTCACCTCTACGCATCTGTATAGCCATTATCTCACCCCTGACTTTCTATGATTGTTCTTACACTTTTGATATTGCCATTACAAGAGCTTTCCAAAAGTTGTGCTTTTCCAAAAGAGAAATTCGCATGTGTAACAAAAAAGTAAAACGAATTTTGTCTTCCATCTGTAACAGTTATACAATCTCCTGCAACAATACTTGGATCGCTTGAACATGAAATTGATAACTCCCTTGCAAAATACCCTGTTGAATGATATATACCACAAAGTTCAGCAAGATCCTTTATCTTATTTGCATATGTTGCATCTACGCTACAATCAATAACAACTCTTATAACACTACTATTTTCGAATACGGTATTACGATCAAACCATAAATTTCTAATCTGCTTTTTGTTATTTGAAGCATACTCTATTTGAAATCCTGTAATCCATATAATGTCAGTACTTATTTTTTTACTCAAAACATTGTATATATGAGCATCTCTTACTCCAGGATGTTGGGCACCGTTTAGAGAAGTACCAGATGAATAATCTTTAAAATCTCCTCCATCTTTATCATCTTCCACTCGATACGCATATGGACTATTCCTGAATTTTCCACCGTTAATAATGTTATTTTCATACGGTAAACTTTCAAAACTATTTATAATGGATTGTAATTTTAACGTTCCATCTTCTGAAATTCTCCAATAAGAAAAAGCTATTTTGGCACAATATCTCAGCATATCTCGAAAAGTCAAATTAACATCTTCCGGCTTTTCTTTGATTCTTACGCTATCCAGTATGTCCCAGTAAACTGATTCTTGGACTGTTTCTACTGGAACACCGCAAATTTTACACGCCTCTTTGACAATATCAGTACAATATGCTGGAAACTCCAACGTGCTTTCGGAATAACTTTTGTCAAATTTTATCATGTCATCGTAAGCTGTAATTTCAACTGTCAACTCCGTAAAATACGCTGTGTCAATCGTATAAGTGCCTTTCGTTATGATTTCCACTGTGCCATCTGGTAATTTAAGCCCTACCCCTGCTTTAATTTTTGCTTCCCTGAAATCCACATCATCAAATTTACCATCTGAATTATCCAGAGTCGCTTTGTACTCCTTGGCAGCAGCAGTTCCAATGGCAATATTATTACTATCATCTGTCACAAGATCATCAATGCTATACGCCAAAAAATCTCCCGTTTCCATTTCAATCTTGACAGAACTTTTGCTCAATGTGTAAGCATCATGTATTGAAAATTCTCGATTTTTCTTGATTGCTTCCTTATATGCATTGCTCGTGCTTATCATCAATAATCACCTCTGTATAATATCCACAGAAACTTCTTTGTAGTAAAAAATACCACCGATATCACCGCCAACTTCTTTTGCTATTGTCCCTCTGTATGACTCGATTGTTACATTTGTTCCGTAATCACGGAACGTAATAGGGAAAAATCCTGTTGCTAAATTCTTTTTGATAAGAGCTGCCTGCTGTTCTGTAAGCCAATTCCATTTGATAGACAGATTTTTCTTTTCTGCTACAACATCACCGACCATAGTACCTGTAAGAGTACGTCCCGTGTCACTGCTCCATATGATTTCATCTGCCACACTCATCGAAACTGGTGCAGGCAGTTCTACGTTTCCACATTTCAATACAAACATCAGTTGCTCCTATCTAACATCTACCGTGTTAAAACGTTTATTAATTCCGATCTGTGCTCTTGTTGACGCTCGTGCAATGTCTACGCCATCTAAATTAAAACTTACATTTGCAAGTGCCGCTACAATACGCATAGTTGCATTATTGGCAATGGATTCCATCTCTTCTTTCGTCACACCTCTCCCGCCTGCTGCCGATACCGCTGCGTTTACCATTGCCTGTAATTTGCTTTCTGGTGCCACAATCTCGCCTTCGTGCCGGTTATCACCAATTACTGCTAACCTTGGTGTATTGGCTCTTACAAATCCGCCTTGTGCAAGCAGCGGTATTCTTGGTGCATCCCAGATAGGCAGATCAAATCCAAGCGTATGTCCACCAATTCCAGGCACCCAGTCAGGCACATCGATCTGCAAATTATTGAACATATTGGCAACTGAATTAACCGCACTTTCAATACCTGCTATCAGTCCATTAGCAAAACCTATCACAATATTGATTGGTGACTTAAACAGATCTGTCATTCCATTCCATATTTCCAGAACACCTTTCCATGCTTTTTCCCAATCACCAGAAAATGCACCTGTTACAAATTGAATGATTCCTCTTAAAATACGTATGACATTGTTGATATTTTTTGAAACATCCCCGACAAAATTCAAAAATATCGTACCGATTGCTTCGATGATTGGCGATATCACCGGGAAAATTGCAGATGCTATCCAATTAATAAAAGGCTTGAACACATTACGCCACAGAACATTTATAAGATCAGCAACATCCCCCACCAGTCCAATAATATTGTTGATGGTTGGCTGTATGCTGCTCGTCCATACACTCTGAAACAAGGTTGATAACTTTGACAATACCGGTGCAAAATATTTATTATATCCATCCAGCAGGGTAGATAATATTTCACTGAACCCTTCTTTAAATCCATCGAACATCGGACTGATATGCTCATCATACACAGCTAAGATTTTTTCAAAGGTCTCTTTTACCGATGTATGCAGTGTTTCGAGAACCGTACTTATTGGTTCTAATGTATTATCAATAGCATCTTTTATTTTATCTTTATTATCTATAAAAGGTTGAAGAATACATGAAAGTATGTCATTTGTCAGTTTCAATGCAAGATCTTTAGAACCCAGAAATGCATCAGAAATCATGCCAAGCAGTTCTGCCGAACATACTTCGCCATTTTCATCTGCAAACACCGAAAATACGTCTGCAAAAGATGTAAAAAAATCTCCGACCAGATTTACCGCATCTGTTGAAGTATCCAGCATACTGACTAATCTGTCATGTATATAACCTTCACTGCCCTGTAAATATCGATCTATTGCACCTACCAGATTGGAGGCAATCGTTGTTCCGATGCTTACAAAAGATCCTGCAATTTTCCCGGCGTTTAAAGCAATCGCATCAAACAATCCCGAAGCGGATGTCTGTATTTGCGGATCTGTAAATATGCTTTTTAATGTTTCACCAATACTTTCGCATTTCTTACGGATTCCATCAATTCTTTTCCCACTGTCTCCGAATCCTATCAAGAATCCTTTCTTAAATAGGCCTGCAAGTTCTTTACCTCTTTCCAGTAAATCCTGCATCTTACGATTCAAGCCATCCACAACAGTATCTCCTTCGGCAAGCTTGCCAAAATCAACACTACCAGCCACATCCGGTACGGCACTTCCTGTAGTACTACTACTGTCGTCTTTCTTGTCCAGGCGATTGATCTTATCAAAACCCATAAGGCTTTTCAGCTTTTTGGATGCTTTTTCGGCCGCATTTCCTGCTGCCGTTGTATTGTCTTTCAGATTCTCTGCCGATTCTGCTGCATCATCCATTCCTGCTGCTGTCTGCTGCATATTATCTGTTGTGCCGGACGACTTCTGCCCGGTGATTAGCTCTGTTAACGACTTAAACGCACTTGCCAGCACGCTCAGGCGACCTACTACTGCATTGATCACTCTCAGAACCGGTGTAAACAGATTGATTCGAC